TATGTCCTTGCCTTTCCTGTAGAACTATAAAGTCCTCCAGTATACTTGTCAACGTAAAAAGTTCCTATATTACCATTATTATTTTGTACATTGTAAAGAAATTGACCTAGATTAGTTTTTATTTTATCTTTGAGTTTCTTTTCTTTGCAAGCTTGTGCAGTTTCTGTACACCAATCTTCTTGTTTTATAACTTCAATTTTATTACCAAGATCTACTTTAAATTGAGCTTTGCCATTATATTCTTTCGTTGATCCATCAGATTGTACACCAACTAGATCGTTTGTCTCTGATTTACTCGGATCTCCATCTTTATCTGGGTTTACAGTAAATCTTGGTTCTAATCTTATTCCAGTTTTAAATCTAGAATCATCATCGTCTGGTGATACTTCATTCTTGACTGTAGTAGCACCAGGCACTTGTCCAATAGAACCCATGATGATAGGTTTCTGTTTATCATTATCTAAGTAGAAACCAATCACCCAACAACCTGGTATTAGTTGAGCAGATGCTCCACCAATATTACCAGGCATGAAAGGTGTGGTAACAGGCATCATCACAGTTGCCCATGGTAGTTTTTTTGTTTCTAAGAGTTGCTTAGATCTAGGATGCTCTCCTACAATCGCAACCTTATACCGCCAACCACCTTTTCCTTTGGTGTTTGACGCAGTTTCTTCTATTTGACCTACCCACCAAGATAATCCATCATTACCTATTTTGTGACTAGGAACTAACCGTGACAGTGCTTCATCATTCATGTTTAATCGTCATATATTAGACACTCAGGTTCATCAGGGTGTACATCACAGAATACCTCTAATACATTAGGGTCATGATGATCTCCTGCCTTTATTTCGTCTTTGTGATGTTCTACATACTCTTCTAAGTCATGCAACTCATCTTCAATGTGATGACGCATGGGTTCTGATGTTTTTGGATCTTCAAGGATTTCTTTGTCCTTTTTGATATGATCTTCAATTGATTTCATTGTATTTACCTCCGTACAGTATGTACATTATTATTTATTCGCCATGTGCTGATGGATCTACATCAGTTCCATAAGAATCTCTGAATAATCTTAGCGTAGAATATCCATTTCCGCTAGTACCTCCGTTAACAAAGTTAAATGTATGTGTGACTTCCTTAACAAGATAAACTCCACTAGACTCTTTATCGTATGGTGTCTCCTCCTTCAGTGCATCTGGTAACTTACTGTTTAAACGTAATGTAATTTTATCTCCTGAGCAAATAAGAGGATTAGGAGGAATTTTTAATGTTCCCTCTTGATTCTTAAGTAAATCATATCTAGCAACTGACTGTGCAGCATAATATTTTACCCAATCAGCATATTCTGTGGGATTTTCTACCTTTGGATCTTCTGGATCTTTTACCTCTGGATCATCATACCATGTCTCACTATCCAATACAGCAGACATAACTCTAGTTGGTTTTCCAGATAATTCATCAGTATTTCCTGGCACTAGAGATACTGTAGATTGTCCTCCTAGATGTGCCATGTTACTATAACTATCTTTAATTTTATAAACATACTCATCATATTGACCAGTACTGTGATTAAAAAATACCATTTTTGTAGAATATTTACCGAGTCTTAATGATGACATAAGATCAACTTCAGCATTAAGAGTAAATGCTGTTATATTAAACCTAGCATCTCCTGATGCATCTGTATTTGCTATAACCTCAACATAAGGACCCCACGATTGTGATTTTAAACTTGGTACGTTATCTTTTTTAACTATAAAGAGTTCTTCTTCAGATGTATCACATAAAGCATCTATTGAAAAAAGATTATATCCTCTATTATTTTCCCAAAAGAAAAAACCAGCACTTCCTCTTATCTGTTGTTCCGATCCCGTTGTATTTTCTGTTTGATCTTGTCCATATGTTGTTTTACTAGATACTGATCTTTTTATAAGTTGTGCAACTATATCAAATGGTCTTTTATTATTAGGAATCATTCTTACTTTAAATCTTGATGGTTCAGAAAATACTTCTTTACTTGATTTTAATTCCTCTCTAATCATTTTAATAATTATTGATGATGGTTCTCCATCTTGCTGTGTCTGAATTCTAACGCTTTCATTTACTAAAGCTTCTTCAGAAACTAACAGTAAATTATAAACTTGTTTCTTACCATCTATAATTCTACTAGCAATTTTATAAATTCTAAAACTATATTTTTGTGCATCTTTATTAAATGAGTGTTTTATTGCCAATTCAACTTCTTCACCACCTTCTATTGGAAAAGTGTTAATAAAATCTTTTGAGTCACTAAGAACTAAAGCTCCTGATACAAATGGAGACAATATACTCTCCATGTAATCAAAACTAATTATCATATCAGTTCCAATAGTTCTTTCTTTGCAAACTTTTGCTTTATTATCAATTTTTCTGAAAACACAACCCTCAAGTGATATTTGAGTTGGGTGTTGTTCTTTCTTATCTTCTGCCATTACTTACTCATGATAGAAAAACCTGTTATAAACTTAGTTAGGTCATCGTTGAAACCTTGTCCTAAATTTTCATTACCACTTTCCTGTCCTCCACCTTGTCCACCACCATTGTAGTAATTGTTATTAATTACAGTAGTTGCTATTGGATTTACATTTTCATTCTGTAATTTCATTGAGTTATTTTGTCCAACACTCTTCATATATCCGTCCATTGTTCCGTCAGCAAGTGGTTGTGGATTTAAAAACTCATTTGCAACTAAACTTGCTAATGTTGCTAATCCTCCACCTCTAAAGGATGATAAAAATCCAAATCCTCTCTTCACTGCTTGTCTTCCTGCTGGTGTAGGACCTGATCCAAAACCACCTTCATTAGCAGCAACACCTGGTCTAAATCCACGAGTCAAATCCCATCCTCCCATTTTTCCACCTTTGCCAAATTTTCCACGTTGTTTCCAATCATCTGCCATTAGATCTTTCCACTTCATCGTATCTTCTTTTGGAGTATAACCCTTGTTAAACCAATTAGTTATTCCACTAAGTGGATTACTTTTTGGTAATAGTTTTAAAGGGTTTAGATTATTAAGAAGATTTCCAGCATTGTTTACTGTGTCTTTTACACCATCAAACATACTACCAAAAAATCCACTACCTTTTAAACCACTAAGAGCACTTTCAACACCAGATGCTTGGAGAGATATGTATTCACTCTTTTTCTTCTTCATACCTTCAACAAATCCAATACCCATATCAATGTGTCTACTATCCTTATCTTTCTCAACTCTTACTACTTCTTTATTACCTGGTTCATTGAAGTTAAACATTCTTCCGCCAACCATAAGTGGAGAATTAGATTTACCAGGAAATATTGTACCACCAGTTCTCATGGGGGTCATTCCCAAATCTCTTGCTAGTAGATATGAGTCAAGAGCAAAACTTAATGGAGCACCTTTACCAGTAGCACCTAAAAGACCAGAAGTAATCTCCATACCAGCACCAAGAAGATCTCCTTCCAATGCACGTTGAATACCAAAAACAATACCAGCAATACCAGCAATAACGGGAATTTTTTTCCAAATTGATTTTGCACCAGCTTTTGCTGCTGTTTTTCCTGCTGTTTTTGTACCAGTAGTAGCAAGAGATTTTGGAATACCAGGTGCTCTTAGCATCTTATGAGTAAAAGTTTTCTTTAATCCTTTCTTATATGGTGCATGCCATTTCTTTTTGATCATTCTAAAATTATCAGGACCTATAGATTTTTTAACAAGATCATCTGTTTGTTTTTTAGTTAATTTTCCAAGTCCTTTAACTTTACCTTCTGTGACATCACCATAAAATTTTGCCATGGAACTAGCATCATTTGGATCATATCCATATGCTCTAATATTAATCGCACTTTCTACTCCCTGTCCAGATGTAAATGCCCTATATGAAGCCATATCTGCAGTTCCTTCCAATTGTTCCAATGACATGTTGGCATATTTCAAATCCTCTGGACTTAAAAGACCCACGCCAGGTGTGCCCATAGTGCCTAGCATTCTCTTTGCACCTTGCATGGAACCTGTCAGATCTTTCATTCCTTTAAGATTTCTTGCTCCTGCAGCAAGTTTTTTACTCTGAGAAATAAGTTTTGGAGTTGCTTTCTCTCCTACTTCCTTAATACCTTTTGCAATAGCTTGATTAGCAAATAACTTTGTTATTTTTCTTCCAGCACCTGATGTTGCAATAGCAGTGACTCCAGTAGTAATCGCTTTTGCTGCTTTAGGTGCAAGTTTTGCTGCTTTAGGTGCATACTCTGCAGCAGTTAAAGCACCACTTCTACCTAATCTTGTAGCATCTGCAGCAGTGTCTAATATATCAAAACCTCCTCCTAAACCACCACCTTTTGGTGTGACATTTTGCATTCCACGATTACCACCAGCACCACCAAAACTTTGTCCACCCACGGAAGATTGGTTTCTACGGAAACCACGTTCCATATTTCTCTCTTCACGTCTAGCAGACCTTCTTCCTTCCTCTTGTCTTGACTTACTCATGAACATTTGGAAAAGGTAACCATTAAACATGATTGCCTTTGCCATATCAGCTTGCGTATTCGCAAGTTTACCTAAAGTAGAATCTTGTTTTGCTAATACTTGTGATATATCAGATAATCCTAATTGTACACCACGAAGTCCAGTAGCAAGTGCACCAGATAGTGGTGCAGTATCTGTTAAATTAGTGAGTTCATTAGTTACCTTATAATCAAATCCACCACGAAATCTTTGTTTATAATTAGCAGCAGGATTATTGGCAGCACCACCCATACCCATTCTGCCTTTAGTTCTGGCAATTCTATCTCCACCAAATCTATTACCTAATGCTCTTTTGAAAAAATATCCTTTACCTATTCCTGCCTCTTCTAGAGACGTTCCACCCGCTTCTGCTTGTTTTGATGCAAAGGCACGTTCGTCCGATGCCATATTGGAAGCTTCTTTTAAACGTTTTCCAATTTGGGATGCTATTACACTTGAGAAATCTTTATTACCTCTAGTGTCTGTGTAACCGACAGTTCCACTTGCCATTATTGTTTTTGTTCCTGTTTAAGTTGTTCTAGGTATTGCATTAAGAGAGCAATATAAACTTGTCTCTCAAATGGCATCATATTTTCAATTTCACTCAAACTATATTTATGATGATGCATCAAAGCAAAATTAGTCTTGTAATACCCCTCTAGCGTATTATGAAAGAGGGCTATCCGAAAAAAGATGCCAATCCGTTTAATGTGTAGTCAGATTCAACTCCTGTATTTGGGTTTGTAACCTTAAATGCATGTTCAAGTCTTGGTGACGTTTCAAAAAACTCCTGTACTTTTTCTAATTGTTGATTTGTCAAACTATCTACAAATTCTTTAAATTCTTTCTTAGTAGTGGTAGATTCATCATATACCTCTTCTCCTTGAAAAATTTGATCAATACTTTCTGCAATAATGTCTAAGACAGTATCTTCAGTGACTTCTTTCATTGCAAACTGTGAATCTACAAATCTATCGAATGATGGATACCTCATCATAACACCAGTAGTGTCAGTTAACATAATTTTATTACTATGTCCTTTTGGAAAGGTAACATCTACATCAGTAAGGTTCAAATTGTATCTAACTTGTGTTTTCTCATCATCTTGACAAGTAACATTAATCTCAACAATTTCTCCAACTGATACAGCACGAATATTCAAGAAAATATACTCTAAGTCAAAATTTGCTAAATTTTCAACTTTTATTCTTGATGTTATACAAGATTTCAATAACTGTAGTACAGCGTTTCTTATATTAACATCATTTTCACTTTCTAGTGCCATTAATAGTACTTTTTCTTCTTTTACTAGAAATGGACGAAATTTTATCTTTTTCTTTGTTGATGGAACTTCCAACTCATAAGTTGGTAAATCCATGGTTGGCAATGCCATAATATCTACTCCAAGGTCATATTTATATTTAGCGACTTTTTCAGACAAAAAAATGCGGGAATTTTTTTCCCGCTTTTATGGAATTGAAAAATCAATTTTTACTTTACCTCATAGCACCAAACTCTTGACCTGGTGGTGCTGTGTTTACATATGCTTTTTTAGTAGGATCATTATAAACAATACGATGCTTGCTGTAGTAAAACTGTGCTGTAACTTTTGTTATCGCTGCAGATCCAAATTGTAGAGGAACTGCATCAATAGCAAAAGGCCATGCTCTTTCCATTACATATGTTATTGATGATCTCAATCCATCTTGTGCAGTAACTGCAGAGTAATCACTCCCTTTAGAAGGACCTAATTCTGTTTTAGTTACATAAATGTTTGCACAATAACGATCTGGATAATTTAACTGAACAGTTCTATTGTCTGCTCTCTGTACTGTTCTTGCATCATAAGGCGTAGAAGCACCTGTAGCTGTTGGAGCTTTATCCATCGCACCTAATGGTGAGTCTTTGGCATCATCATATTCACCAAATATTGAAGCATACCATTGTTGTAAAAATATTAAAGGCGTCATAGAAGCATCACATTGGAATCCTAACTGCATTTCTGTGAATATTCTTGTATGTGGGTAATTTACCTGACCCTCACCCATATATCTACCCTTTATTGTTCCAGTTGCTGTGTTGACATTGGGTAACTGTGCTTCATCACATAAAAATTCAAATAAGTTACCAGTTCCATCTATATCAAACTTGACCACAAAGTTATTGCTCAACGACATTCCGCCGTTGGCATTCATTGTTCCTAAAAATTTATCTATTGACACGCTAAATACCTATGTTGGTACATTTATATTTATGGCGTATTCTGGGATTTATAAACCTATCAATCCCAAAAAGTATCGTGGCAACCCAACTAGAGTAATATACAGGTCACTTTGGGAACGAAAGTTCATGGTGTTCTGTGATAATAATCCCTCAATTTTAGAGTGGGGATCAGAAGAGGTTATAATACCATACAGGGCACCTGATGGTAAGGTGAGACGTTATTTTCCTGATTTCTATATAAAAGTCCGTGAAAAGACTGGAAAAATAACTAAGTATATAATAGAGGTTAAACCTAAAAAACAAACCCAACCACCGAATGAGAAAAATAAAAAAACTGCTGCCTATCGTAATGCTGCATTAACATACGCAAAAAACCAAACTAAATGGTCTGCTGCTCGTGATTATTGTGAAGACAGGCAGATGAACTTCTTAATACTAACCGAGGATCATTTAGGAGTATGAACAAATGGCAACAGGATTCGCTGCTATCCAGCGTAACACAATTACCTCCACGTCTGGATATAAAACACTGTTTGAAAAAATAACAGAAAAAACAAAGGGGGAGAGAAAAACATTTTCATGGTATCGCTCTGCTGTAAAGTCAGAAGCAAGTAGTTACAACAAAAATTTTAGTAAGTATATATTGAATGAAAAGAGTGATGATGTAGGTGCTGTACAAGATCAAGACGAGAATGAACTTCGTAGATACCCTGTACAGGGGCACTTGTACATGTTTGAGTACAAAGCAAAGATGAAGAACTTGAAATATTATGATAGATTTCCATTAGTATATGTTTTAAAAGCAACTGGTAGAAGTGAATTTTGGGGATGCAACTTACATTATATGACACCAAAGAAAAGAATATTAGCAACTAGAAAGTTAATGGAAGGAAGAATTGACATACCTAAGGCTTGCCTTCATAAATACCTTCAGTCTAATGTTGAAGGTTTAATGATTGATCTTGCTTCTACTGAATGGGATACTGCTGTTCTTCTTCCTACAGAAGACTTCGTTAAACCTGTTGGCACTTCATCATTTCCTATTCCAAAGGAAGATGTTTGGCAAGATACCAAAGACACTTTCTATGACAAAATTAGAGGACAAAGGTCAGTAAAAGGTTACGGAACAAAACAATCTAGGGAGATGGCGATCTAATGGGAATGTTCGATAAAAATAATGCTTTAGGCACAATAGATGGTGATGCAGTACCTAGACTACATAGAAAAAATTTCTTTGGTGACTTCACTGGTATAGATGTTGATAATTTTAACTGGGGATTTGGTGGAGGTGACATTGAATTCACAGAGGGAGAGTATAAAAATCAAGTTGCTTATGATGCTCTTCTAGGTCAATTTTATAAGTGGAATGGAGATCGTTGGGAAGCAACTAAGGGAGATGAGGCATTAAATTTATACAGAAATAGAAATGAATATCAAGCAAACCAAGTTGATGGTATTAACCAAGAGAATTTAGCATTCAAAAGTTATCAAACAGCAATAGAACCAGAAGGAAAAACATCTGTTAGATACCCAAGCAATGTTAGTACTGGAAAGAAATCTGATTATGTTTTGTTTGATTTCTTTGATTACCAACCTCCATTTAGAGATAACGCAGCATTTGCCTCTGAATTACCAGAAGGAGTAAGAGCATCGAAAGTATCAAACTGGAAATGGGGAACTAATAATAAAGATAAAAGATTATTCGTTAATGAAACTTTAAATCAATACAATAGAACTGGAAACTCAGCACAACTTTATAAACGTGATGATACAGGACAATTTCCTCAACTTATGTTATACATGCCAGATGATATATCTGACACATTAAAGGCAGATTGGGAAGGAAAAGCATTTGGAGCAACCACTGCTGGTATATTAAGTTCTGCTGGCACAGATAACTTTATACAAAAAATAAAAAATGCGGGTAATACTGTAGGAAAAAATATTGACAAAGCACCTGTTGAGATGGCAGCTTCCTTAGTTACTAATTTAGCAAAAGGAATTACAGGAGATCAGATAAACACAGGAGATATTTTTGGTGGTATTTCTGGAGTTATTAGAAATCCAAATGTGGAAGTACTATTCCAGAAGATGAATCTTAGAACCTTTGATCTTACTTTCAAATTAGTTCCTTATAATCAAAAAGAAGCGTATGCTATTCAAAAAATTGTAAGGACGTTTAGGAAATGTATGTTGCCATCATTTAGTTTAGGTGGAGCACCAGTTCTAGGATTTGGAGAGAGTGATACCAAAGATGTAAATGAAAATAGGGCGTTAGAAGCATCATTTATTAAAGTTCCAAAAGTTTGTCAAGTCACATACATGAGAGGACCTGGACAACATCCTCATTTACCAGCATATAAAATGTGTGCCATAACAGATGTAGCAGTTAACTACACACCTGATGGAAACTACGCAGTCTATAACGATGGTATGCCTGTTGCTACTGAATTGAAAGTTAGTTTCATGGAGACAAAACTACTGTTCTCTGAAGACGTTGATATATACTGGCAAGGAAATAAAAACACAAACTCTACTGCATAAAGATGTACTTTTCTATAACTCCTAACATACTATACGATGAAAAACCAATCAGTTATCCTTTCTCAACATCAGATAGAGTTGTTGCTAAGAATTTCTTTCGTAGGTATAAATTAAGTGATGACATATTTTCTTACGCAGTATTCTTTAACAAGTATGCTATAAAGGAAGGTGAACGTCCAGATATATTAGCACAAAAAATTTATGGAAGTCAGTATTATGACTGGGTTATATTATTGACAAACAACATGGTCAATGCACAGTATGACTGGCCATTGAATAATTATGAACTTACAAAAGTTCTAGAGAAAGAATATGATGATCCATATAATGAAATACATCACTACGAAACTGTAAAAACTGCACAATATCCCGCTGGTTTACGTGTAGATAAAGCATTTTATGATAAACAACACAAAGTAAATATTAATGGCACGATAGGTATCGTACCTGGTGTTCAATTATGTGCTGGTATTACTGTTGCTGGTCACTTTAATAAAGAAAACGAAAAGAAAAGAGAGATATATCTTTTAAAACAAGGATACCTTAGATCATTTGTTAATGATTTCAAAAAACAAAATCAATATAAAAAATCAGATAATTATATTGGTAAGAGATTAAAAATAACTGGATAATTATGATATTTTGGATAGGATTTACTATCATGTTTCTCAATGAGGGATTCGTGATGATGAGACACATCTCACCTTGGTTTGCAAAGCAAAGGGAGAACCTCATAGAAAAATTTGGTGATGGGTGGCAAACTTTTCATGGTATAGTTGATTATCTTTGGGTGATTGTTGTAGCATTAGGATTTGGATTCTCACCACATAGATTGAATCATCTGTATGCTTTCCTTACATTTTGGGGAACTGCATTCACTTTCATTTACCTACGTATGTGGGTATTGAAATGGGTAAAGACTTTATAGACAAAAAAATACCCAGAAAAATTTTCTGGGTTTTATAGAATTCAGTTTTTGAATTTCGATTTACTCTTCAGCAAGACGTGCGAAGTATGAGAGAGCATCGTCATCTTCAACGATTGCTTCTTCCTTTACAGGTGTTGGTGCTGCAGCAACTGGTGTTGGTGGTGCAACAACTTCATACTCTTCATCATCTACTGTAGGTGCTACAGGTCTTTGACCTATTGCAAGAACAAGATTAAGACGACGCTCAAGATCTTCATAAGACTTGAACTGTTCCTTAGAAGTAAATGACTCTACGGAATGTTCTTGTTTGTAGACTGCTTCCAGTTCAGAATCATCTGCACTAAGAGCACTAACACTATCAAACTCACTACTGTCATAGTTCCAGTACCCTGCAACTTTTTTAATTTTCAACTTGAAGTTAGCACCTTCCCATAGATCAAAAACATTTACTGGTTCTTCATCTTGGAACTCAGGTTGCATTGCTGCAAGTATCTTGTCATGGATTTTCTTACCATACTTATACAAGAATACTTTACCTTCGTTCTCAGGGTGCTTAGGATCTTTCACGACATAGATGTTGCTGTAGTAAGAGAGTTTTCTCTTCTGTTTACGAGCAGTTTCTTTGTCTGAATCTTCACCACTGTTCCATAGTCTACGATTGATCTCACCAACTGGATCTTTCTCACCTAATGTGGTAAGAGAGTTCTCGATGTACCAACCACCAGGACCTTGGAAAGCATGTGAATATACTTTTGCCCATGGAATTGTTTCTCCCTCAGGAGCAGGAAGGAAACGGATAACTGCGTACCCATTACCAGAAGCGTCAACCTCAGGCTTCCAGAACCTTTCATCAACGTTCTTACCGCTGGAGGACTTCTCTAATTCTTTCTGTAAGAAAGAGAAATTGTTCTGGGATTTACGCTTTAGATCTGCGAATGACATAGATTACCTCGGATTATTTTAGATTTGGTTTATGTGATGCCCTATCACTTGAACATTATAACAGGCACAGGTAAGGGCGTCAACCCTGTGCCTCTGTTTGTCTTTTCATTGACT